TAACAATATGGGCCAAGCCAAATCCTGATAATCCACATTTTAATGTAAAATTAAAATACTATGATGGTCCAATTTTTTCTTCACCTACACCTGAAATTGCAGAAAAGGTAAAAAATGATTTTGGTATAGATACTGATATTGTTAAGACTGGTAAAATACCAAGTATGTTTAAGCCTATTAAAAAAGTTAGAAATATTAAAACTTTAGGTATGAATGGGCAACCTTTTACTAATACGCACTGGGATGCAGTTAAAAGACCAGAGCTTCTTAATGAAATTGCAGAACTTTCGGATTGTAAAACTGAATTTATTTGTAATAGTAAAGAAACTGGAAGTAGAATATACAAGGACATCGATATGTATGTCTGTACATCTGTGCATGATGCAGGGCCTGCTGGTATAGTAGAATGTGCATTTGGAAAAATCCCAGTTATCTCTACTCCAACTGGGTATGGTAATGTGATTAAGTCAATTAAAACTTTTGAAACGGCAGAAGAAGCTGCTGCCATTATTAAGGAATTAAATAGTTCACCTGATCTTTTAGAAAAATATGTTAACGAGGTTTATGAAGAAGTTCTTAGAGAATACGACATAACAAAAAATGCAATAGAGTATTGGATTCCTTTCTTTGAGAAAAGGTTAAATTTAAACAAATCCTAATTTTTCTATATAATAATAAAATAAAAACAAATATGGCAAAAGAATTTTCATTCGCAGATCTAAATAAAGAAATGTCAAAACACTCCACATACGGAGATACCTTAGATAAATCAACCATTTCTGAAATAGATCATTACATTCCAACGGGAAATTATCATCTTAATGCATGTTTAACAGGATCTTTATTTGGAGGTTATCCTAATAATAGAGCAGTTGCATTAGCCGGCCCATCAGGTACTGGCAAAACATATCTTATTCTTAATGCAATTAAACAAGCACAGCAGCAAGGATATAGTATTGTATTTTATGACTCTGAAAATGCTGTCGATAAAAGATTGGTAGAAAAATTTGGTATTGATTCATCTAAGTTTAGATATGAGCCATGTAATACAGTCCAAGAATTTAGAAGTTCGGTAACTGCAATTACTGATGTACTTATAGAACAAAAGAAGAAGGGTGTTGAATTACCTAAGATCATGGTAGTCTTAGATTCTGCAGGTAACCTTGCAACACAAAAGGAAATCGATGATGCCAAAACAGGAAGTAGTAAAGCCGATATGACAAGAGCCAAATTGCTTAAGTCTACATTCCGTATTATTATGACACAATTTGGTATCTGTAAGATTCCATTCCTATTTTCAAATCACACTTACCAAACGCAAGATCTTTTTTCTCGCCAAGTTGGCGGTGGTGGTACTGGACCTGAATATGCTGCATCTATTATCTTATTCTTAGGTAAGGCTAAACTTAAAGAAGGTATTGAACAAACTGGTATTATTGTAACCGCTAAACCTAATAAGAATAGGTTTGCAAAACCAACAAATATTAAGTTTCACATTTCCTTTAATAAAGGAATGAATCCTTACATTGGCTTAGAAGAATATATTAGTTGGGATACATGTGGTATTGAAAGAGGAAGGTTTATCAATGCAAATGCTTACGATAAATTAACCGATCCTGGTAAAGCTGAATGTAGAGAGCATATCTACGAAAAAGATGGTAAAGAAGTAACAGTATATTTCCAACCTGCTGCAACTGCAAGGAAGATGTGTGTTGCCCACCTTAATGATACTGTTGATCTTAATCAATTATTTACTCCTCAAGTATTAACTGAAGAAGTTCTTCAAAAATTAGAACCTATCGTCGCTGACAAATTTAAATATGGTGAAGAGATTGATGTGGAGAACTTATCTGAAATGTTAGAATCTGATGTTGAAGAAAACTCTTAATACCGCCAAGCTTAAAGTAAAGCACGTATTAGGAAATCATACAACACTACCAAACTATCCAGATGCTGAGGATATTACCTATGAACTGATACGTGACTACTGTGGTAAAGTAGCAAAAGAGATTAAGTTCACTAACGTTTCTTTGCAAAAGAAGTATAGTCTTTCTGATGAAAAGACTAATGAGATTATTATGCAACTTAGGAGGGATAAAATTATTGATGTATCCTTATCTAATTCTGCATATACTACTTATGAGGTTATACGAAACCCATACGAATAAACTAAGTATAGTTTTTGCTATATAAAAATAAATTAAGATGAATTCTAGCACAGATCACGAAAAAATATTCTTTAACTATTTTCTAAAGAAGCCACATTACTTAAAGAGTACAGGCCCAGGATTTTTTAGTAATAGTGATTTAGATCATATAGCAAAATTATCTAAAAAGTTTTATACCGATTTTGGTGAAAGCCCATCAAGAGAGCAGATGAAGGCTCTCATTAAAGATGATCCTAATGAAATTCCAGAAAATATTGTATCAAGTATTTATGATATTAATATTAATGAATATGATCAAGATTGGCTAAAAAGAACGGGTGAAGCTTGGGTTAAGTGGAAACATTTTGATAAGCAATTAATTAAAACCATTGAATATGTAAAAACACAAGATGTTTCTCCAGAAAATGTAGAAGATGTTGTTACTCGTGCTATTGGTATGATTTCTACTGATGGGTCTTTAAACTTTGATACTGATATTGGATTAGACTTTTTTAATCCTGAGCACCACATACAAAGAACTTCAAAAAAGATCGAAACTGGGTGGACGTTTGTAGATAATGTTTCGGGTGGCGGGTATGACACTAAATCTCTTATTGTATATGCCGGTGAACAGAATATTGGTAAATCTATTTGGTTAGCCAACGATGCTGCCAATTTTGTTAGAATGGGACATAATGTAGTATTCATTTCAGCTGAGATGTCTGCTCAAAAAGTACTTAAGAGAATTGGTTCTAATCTTTTAGGTATTCCTATGCCACAGTATGATGAAAAGACCGGCAATAGAGATTTTATGAAACGTAAACTTGAAAGGATATCACGAGGGTTATTACCACCAGGTAAACTTTTTGTAAAAGAAATGCCAACATCACAGGGTACTGTTCTTGATATTGAAGCTTATCTCAAAGACTTAGAAGAAACTCAGGATCATAAAGTAAATGTATTAGTTGTTGATTACATTAATATTCTTGCAAATTATAGAAATCCTAATACTGAAAATACTTATATGAAAATTAAACAAATTGCCGAAGATCTCCGGGCTCTTGCCGTTAAGAGAGATATGTTGGTAATTTCAGCAACGCAGATTAATCGTGGCGCGTGGGATGCAACTGAAGTAAGGATGGAAAACATTGCAGAATCTGCAGGTCTTGCACATACTGCTGATGTCATGTATGCACTGATTCAAGATTCTATGATGCACGCAAATCGTGAGTATTGGTTAAAGGTACTTAAAATTAGAGACGGTCAAGGTAAGGGAACTCGATGTAGGTTCAATATTGATTATGAGCATATGAGATTAACTGAAACAGATGACATAAATTAAATAAAAATATGTGGGGCAAAAAGAAAAAACCAAAATTAGATGAGAATGGGAATCCTATTCCAGAACCAAAAAAGACATTAGCTGATAAAGACAAAATATTTAACAATACCTATGGTGAACAAGACATAACAGAAAATAAAGTTAGTTTCACAGTCTCTTCTTCGTATATGGATGATATGGATCCAGATGATAAGATGCATTACGAACTATTAATTAAGAAAATAGACCAGCTAATAAAGGGGAGTGAATATGAACATTTAAATGAAGCAACACCAGAAGGAGTCATAAAGAAATTAAATAAGGTTCAAATAAACAAAGTATATTCATATGTCATTGAGCATTTAGGGGAAGGTTATACTAGGGTTGATTTATTTAGTGTTATATCAGATTACTTCGATGTATTTCCTAATAAATTTTACAATTCTCTTTCTAACAAATTTAAAGATGAACTTATTAAAGAGTTAGATGATAAGTATAATATCCTAGAGAAGAGAAAAATCAGAAAATTATTTTAACATGGCAAGAGTTTGGATGGTAAGTGATTCTCATCTTGGGTGTAGATCAAATTCTGTATTGTGGCTTAATATCATTGAAGATTATTTTTTTAACTTTTTCATACCTTTAGTAAAGAAAGAGTATAAAGAAGGTGATGTTCTTTATCATTTAGGAGATGTATTTGATAATAGGCAAAGCGTAAACCTTGCTGCCCAGGATTTAGCAATCAGAGTTTTTGAGGAATTAGGAAAAGTATTTCCAGATATTCATATTATTGTAGGTAATCATGATATTATGAGAAAGAACTCCAATGACATTGCTTCTGTGGATTGTCTTAAGTATGTTCCTAACGTAACAGTTCATAAAGAGCCAAAGATTTTGGAGTACGGAGACACTAAATGTCTATTGATGCCATGGAGAAGAGATCATAAACATGAAAAAGAAACCTTGGATTCAATTAAAGATAAAATTGACTATATGTTTTGTCATACTGAAACGAGAGGTGTTCAGACTAGTCCTAGTACAAAACACTTACACGAAGGAGGTAATGAAGTAAGTATCTTTAAAAGGTTTAAAAGAGTTTACTCTGGTCATATTCATTACAGACAAGATAAGCAAAATTTTGTACTCGTTGGGAATCCTTACCAAATGACCAGATCCGACCGAGGTAATCAAAAAGGTATATACCTATTAGATTTAGATACTGGAAAGCACCAATTCTTTATGAATAAAAGGAGTCCAGTATTTATTAGGTATTATATTAATGATATCTTAGAGATGAGAATGGAGGATATAAAGAAGGAAATAAAGGATAATTTTGTTGATGTGTTTATTCCTTCAAACATATTAGGAAAGTATAACATTAATAAGTTTATGGATTACCTTGATGGTATGGCCCGTAAACTAGAGCCCAGAATTTATGATGAAGAAAATCCTTATGATAGAGAAGATGGGGAAATGTCTGACTTTAATGGAGAGATTAACTTAATGAACATTGCGGCTGAATATATTAATTCTTTAGATTATGAAGAAGATCTAAAAGATAGACTTAAAAATTCAGTACAAGAATTGTATAAACGAACATTATCACCGAACCATGAAGATTAACCGAGTAGAATTTAAAAACTTTGCCAGTTACGGAAATAGAACACAGGTCATTGAATTTAATAAAGATAAAAGTGATCTCTATTTAGTACTTGGCGGTAACGGTGCAGGTAAAAGTACATTAGCAAAAGTTATAACCTATTTATGTTACGGTAAGGTTGAAGGGGCTAACCTAAAAGATCTACCTAATAGAGTTAACGGTGCTCTTTGGGGTAAGATTTGGATGGAATCAAAAAATAACACGATTGAAATTGAAAGAGGTATTAATCCAGGAATATTTAATGTAAAGATAAATGGATCCGAATATGATGTTGCAGGAAAGAGTAATTTACAGGACTTCTTAGAAACAGAGATCTATGAAATCCCTTATCATGTATTTAAGAATGTAATTATTTTATCCGTTAACGACTTTAAGTCATTTATTACGATGTCACCTTATGATAAGAAAAGAATCATTGATAAGATATTTGGTTTTTCCATTATTAATGAAATGGCTGAGGCTGTAAAAGAACAACGCCGAAGTATCATTGATGAAATTAGAACATATGAAGATGAAATCCGAACACTTAATGATTCTATTGATTCTGTCTTAGAAAAAATTGAACAATATGAAAAGGTAAGTAAGGATAAAGATGCTGAAAAGATTAAGTCTCTAAAAGAAAATCTTGTAACATTAAACGGCCAACGAAAAAAATTACTAGAGATAACACAAGACACTAAAACCAAGTTGGAGTCTTTAGATACAGAATCTAGGAAAAAGAATAATCAAAAATCAAATCTTAATAACAAGATTAATACAGTTAAGAAGGAGCTTAAGCTTTACGAAAATAATACATGCCCTACATGTACCGCTCCTCTTAATTCTGATTTTCATTTAGATATTAAAAAAGAAAAGGAAGAAAAATTAGATACTCTCTTTTCTGAATGGAATGTAATTAAAGAAGAAGCTGAAAAGGCAGAAGCTGATTTAGTTGATCTTAGAGGTAAAGGTAGAAAAATACATGTTAAAGTCGGACAGTTAGAAACACAGATGGAAGGTATTAAAGATAAACTAATTGAATTGGCGGATAAAGATGAGTCAGAGTCTTCTTCCCATCTAAAGCAATTAGTTAAAGAATTTACCGATAAGAAAAAAGATAAGAATCAAGGAAAATTAAAAAGTGAAGGAGAAGATTATTATCTTACTATCTTGGAAAATATTATGGGTGAGGATGGTATTAAGAACCTGGCGGTAAGATCCATTCTACCATCGTTCAATAATCATATTCTTTTAATGGGTCGTGAAATGGGAATACCTTTTGGTATCCGATTTAATGAAAAGTTTTACTGCTCTCTCCATCATTTAGGAACTGAAATTAGTCCAAAGACGTTAAGTACAGGGGAAAAGAAAAAGGTTGACTTTGTAATTATTATGGCTTTAATGAAAATGATTAAAGTTAGGTTCCCATCGCTTAATATTCTGTTTTTGGATGAAATCTTCTCATCTATCGACTCGGATGGTGTATACCATATAATTAACATACTTCATAATACAATTCAAGATATAGGCCTTAATACCTTTGTTATCAACCATACTGTATTACCAAGTGAATACTTTGATAAGAAGATAGAAATTACTAAAGATGCAGGTTTTAGCGAATTTAACATTGAATCTATTGGATAAATAAACTATAAATTAAATTCAGTGGATGAGTGCCTATAATCAGGAATACAACAAGGATAATACTATATTAAGATACTTAGTAGTATCAATGCTAGCAGAATTAAGTGAAAAGGTCTATTACTATAACCAGGTAGATGAAACTACTCTTAAAAAGATTAATGTACCTTTCTTCTATTCTATCTCTGGTAATGAAAGATTTCTTTTAGATAATTTTATGTTTGATGCGGAAGCCTCTGGTAAGGCCATAGGCGATTATGAAGTAGTACCTAGAGGTATCTTACAGATGAATTCAATGTCTATTGATTCATCGGCCCAAACAAATAAATTCACGAGAGCCGAATTTGTAAGAGAGTGGGAAGGTGTTTTAAAAACATTTTCGCTGGAGACTAATTTCTTACCGGTGACTATGGGGTTTGGCGTAACATTAATATGTTCTAATAACCTAGAAATGCTAAAAATTACTGAAGCTGTCATGAGCAAGCTTTACAAAGGGACTCTTTTTAGTTGTGATTTAGGTATGATGAGAGTCCAGGCAAGCATGTCAGTACCAGAAGATTATTCACAGGATAGGTTATTTGAGTGGGGACTTAATGACAAAAAAGAATTTCAGGTTACTTTTGATATGGAATTAAGATCTTTTATGCCTGTTTTTGAAAATGGTATTTTATTGCCTGAAATAGATTTTATAACTAAAGAAGCAATAAAGAATAACCCGGATGCAAATGGCGTTGGACAATTTAGATGTGGGGCGGATGGGGATATAGGAATTTACTTTGGTGGTGTATTCCAGAAATTTGTGTTTACCGATGAAAATATTATTAAGGCGCCTGAACAATCGTTACAAAGCAATTTATCATATACAGATCCTAACAGTAAACAAACCGGTGGACCTTATGATGTTAGGGAAATAGATACTTCTAAAAAAGAAAAAGAAAGTGAATTAAGTAAAAGCTACAGAAATGCTAATGCTAGAATTAATTCAGATAATTCAGGATTAGGTTCAGTAGATAATTAACTCTAAGATCTTAGAATATATAAAACAAATCAAATTCTATAATATGGAAAAAGTTATTAAAGAAGGACAAACTCAGGTTTACATGGATGGTGCAATTGAGCAACAGGCCGGAGTAAATACTGATGCACCTTACCTTAATACACCTAACCAGCAGTTAATTGACATTGTTGGTGTTTTGTTTGCCCAGAGTGGTAAAACTAAACTTGATGGTAGAAATGGTAAGGTTGTTGAAAGTGGTCCAATGACAGACTCACAAGTATTAGCTATCCTAGTTGGAATGGGAATTCCCCAACAATTAGGAATGAGTGCTATTAATGCCTTCAAAGGAAATCAAATTACTGAAAACAATAATAAACAAAAAAATCATAACAAAATGAACTTTACACTTGCCGAACTGCATGAAAATGTTATGAAGAGCATTAATGCCTTAAACGAAATGAACTCTGATCAATCCAGAGTTTCTTATTCTGCTAAAAATGCACTTAACATTTTAGAAGAATCTCTTAAGGCGTTTCCAATGAGATTTAAAAACGAGGAAACAGAAGTAATCAGTGAAGAAATTGAAAACAGTGTTAATCCTATGCTTAAGTTTAGCATTGCAAAACAACTTCACAGAGACCTTGCTTCTTCTGAATGGTTAAACCCAATTAAAGAATTAAGATCTTATATTGCTGGGGCTTATACAGATACTAAATGGTCTTTCAGAATTTCTGAAGCAATCGAAAGAACAAAAGGCCAAAGAGGTAAACTTTATGAAGGTCTTGTTAATGACCTAGAAGGTCTTCTTACTGAATCTTCTGATTCTATTAAGACTAAATTCTCTGCTATTGCTGCTAAGAACCCATGGTCTTTAGATTGTAAAGCCATTGTAAATGAAATGAAGGCAGAAGATAATAAGGCAATTGAAAATGGCGGTGGAGCTATTTCTACTATTCTTTCACCAGTATTGGAATCTGAAAATGGATTAACATTCCACCTACACGGTAAGAATTACATTTTTGATGGAAAGACAATTTCTGAAACTAAAGTTGAAGATGCTAGATTCTTTGACGTATTGGAAGGTTTAGGAATGTTTAAAAATATGAACGGTACTTTAGTTACTTTCGGTGAAAGCGGTAAAACTTTAGAATACAACTTAACTGAAGGTACTCTTAAGCTTGGTAATGTTGATTTATCAAATTCAAGTATCATTGAAGTAAAAGAAGCATTAATGGTTAACAACTTCTTTGGTTACAGAAATCAATGGAAAATTAATAATGTATGTAAGTTCTTTGAATCTGTTGATCTTCTTGCTGAAATGGATAACTTTACAAACATTACATCAACTGAATTTACAAATCTTTTCTTAACACTTATTGGAGTACAGGAAGGTATCTATGTAAATAAGGTTAATTCTGCAATGCACTTAAATGAAATGGTATTAGTAGAATCTGCAACTGAAACCGTTAAGTTAGTAAAAGAATTTATTAACTACGATGCTAGCCCAATTCTTTCTGAAAGACTTATTGCTGAAAATGATGAAGCTGCTAAAGTAGAAAAAGAAAGATCTGAGATTTCTGATAAGATTTCTTTCTTAGAAGAAAAGAAAGCTAAAGTTAAGGAAGCAATTAACAAGCTTGGTGAAACTGAAGAACTTACTGAAGCAATGAATCTGTTGGAAGAAGAAATTTCTAAATTTGAAAAATCTTTACAAGAAACTTATGACAGAGTTGTATTAGGTGGAAATAAAGGTGATAAATCTAAAACTCATAAAGGTGAAGATTATGAGGAAGAGGATGAAAAGGACGAATCAGTAACAGAAAAAAAAAGTCGTAAAGAATACCTAGACGATGGATTCGTTGAGGCTGAGGTAAACAAAAGCGGAAACGGTCTTAGAAAAGGACAAGAAGTTTATGTAAGTGCTGAAGACTATACTTCTCTTGGTGATAGCGATTCATTAGAATGTATAGATTACAAAACAGGTAAAACAACAATCTGCCCAAAAGGTCAACTTAACGTTAAGATCTAATCATACCCATAATCTAAAAGCCGGTAGTCAATAATAAACTATCGGCTTTTTTTGTATATAATAATAAATAAAACACATGGGATGGCTAGAAAAAGAAATTACCTAAATAATAGAGATCTGCTTGAAGAGATAAAAAAATCTAAAGAGCAAGATGAATTAACACCAAAGGCATTAGAATTCCTAATGCTATTAGCAGATAAATGTTCAAGAAAATTATCATATGCAAATCCTGACGATAGGGATGATTGTATAGCTTATGCTTATATGGATCTTTACAGGTACTGGAGAAACTTTAATCCAGAGAAAAGTACTAATGCATTTGCATATTTTACTGAAATAGCAAAGAGAGGCTTTGCAAAGGGGTGGAATAAATTACATCCAAAGAAATATGCTGGAACTGTATCAATTAATGGAAGTGCAGACAGTGACGGTATCTATACGATTTAAACTTAATGAGTATAAAGAAAGTAAAACCAACTTCAAAGTCAGGATTTAAACAAGGATATTATAAACCTCATCATCCTAAAAAGTATATGGGACCAGGTCCTATTATCTATAGAAGTAGTTGGGAGAGAAAGTTTTGTCATTGGTGTGATCATAATGAAGATGTTATAAATTGGATATCTGAACCTTTTTCTATAAAGTATTTTAATATCTTAGATAAAAAGTTTCATAATTATTATCCAGACTTTTATGTTAAAATGAATAAGAATGGTATCGTTGAAGAGTATGTGGTTGAAATTAAACCAAAAGCCCAGCTACAAAAACCAAAGGCACCAAAAAGAAAAACTGCAAAGGCTATGAAGAATTTCCAATACGGATATGAAACTTATGTTAAAAACCTTTGTAAGACTGAAGCATTAAATAAAGCAGCTCAATTGAGAAACTTTAAAGTAATGCTATTAACCGAAGATTCAAAGTTATTCTAATGGCAATAGTAGGATCATTTACTGAAGATTTGGATATTTACCTTGCAGAAAATAAAGGTCGTACTGGAGCATCTAAAGCATCTGCAAACGATTTATATAAAGTAGGTGTAAAAGATACTGGTGTTTTAGAAAACGGGAAAATGTATTGCTTTGAATATTTTACGCCTGACGAATTTTTCTATGATACTAACCCAATTGTTTTAGGACTAGGTAAAAGTATAGATAATCATCAGCTTGGGATAAATTTACATTATATTCCCTATGAAGCAAGAATACCATTTCTTACCGATGTAGTTAGATCTTTTCAGAGTGTTATAGCTCAACAGCTAAAAGGTGCAACTGGGAATCCTAAATCACAAGGTAGTCTTAAAGAATTTACTTATGATAATTTAAAGTCTTCGTTGGCAAGAAAATACAATCTTACTTATGCAATAAGACAATACAGATTAGATAGAATCAGAAAACCTAAAGTATTAGGTTATGAAGATTGGTACATTGGTGCTGTTAATAACCAAAACAAATTTTTTGGAGGAAACATTAACGAGGCACAAGCATTATATTACAAGAATATATAAACAATAAAAGATAATAATATGGCAGGTTTTACTGATAGAAGAGGACCATTAAGTACTGGTAATCCCGTTAGAAAAATTCTTAAGGATCTTTCTAATTTAGGTATGGCATATGATGATATGATCATACGCAATTCTCGTGCTGTTGGTTTTACTGAAAATCAAATGGGTTATACATTTAACCCTATGGGCTCTGATTCTGATGATATGTATAGCGCATTTGCTGCATTATCATTAACGGATACTTCAATGAAAAAGAATATCTCTATCTTTGATAAAGATTATGAAAGAAAGAGAGACCAACTTAGAGAATATGCAGTACAAGATGAAATAGAAGATATCCTAGATGTAATAACCGATGAAGCAATTGTTTTTGATGAAAGTAATTATATGGCGTATGCAGACTTTCATGGTCATATTGCATCATCCATTGAAGATGAAATTGGGGATATTTACAATAACATTTATAATTACTTTGGTTTTAACGATTCAGTATCTCCCTGGAATTATTTTAGAAAATGGTTAGTTGATGGGTTTCTTGCATTTGAAATAGTTTACAATGATAAGCAAACAGAGATTATTGGATTCAAAGAATTAGATCCTATCTCCTTAATGCCAGGTATTGATACTGATACTGGTAAAAAACAATGGGTACAATACAAAGGACAAGGCGCCAAAGAAAGAAAGCTTTGGGATTCTCAAATTATTTACCTTTCTTACTCTCAGGTTAATTCCCCTATGAGAATATCTTACGTTGAAAGATTAATAAGATCATTTAACCTTTTAAGAATTATGGAAACAACCAGAATTATATGGGCTGTTTCTAATGCTTCCTTTAAGACTCAATTTATTATCCCGGTAGGTGGTAAATCTAAAACAAGAGCAAAACAATCATTGGCACAGTTAATGAATTCCTACAGAGAAGTTGTTGATTTTAACCAAGAAAGCGGCGAAATTGTTACAAATGGTAAACCAATGTTACCTTTTAATAAAGAATATTGGTTACCATCTAAAGATGGTGAATCACCAGAAATAAGCACAATCGGTGGAGATGGTCCAGATTTAGGAGATACTGAATCTCTTAAGTATTTTGCTGATCGTTTAAAGTTAGCTTCTAAGATTCCTTTTTCTAGATTTGATAAAGAAGGTGGTAATACTTATGATATGGATGCCAGTGGTATGTTAAGAGATGAAATTAAGTTTTCTAAATTTATTAATAGATTAAGATCAATTTGGCAAGAAATCTTAGTTAAGCCAGTATATCTTCAAATGTGTCTTAATCACCCAGAATTAAAAAATGATGTTTCTTTTAAATCTGGCTTAGGACTTAATTTTGTTAAGGATAATGTATTTGAAGAAATGAAAGAAATGGAATTGCAAACCAAGAGAGTTGATTTCATTGGTAATCTGAAAACTCAATTAAGTACAATGACAGCAGAAATGGAGGAAATTCCATACTTTGATTTAGGATTCCTTGTTAAGAGATATGGTGGATTTACTCGTGAGGATTTAAAGGCCAATGCAAGAGCTAAAGAAAGAGCCGATTTAGAGAAGGAAGGTTATAAAGAAGAGGATATTGAAAAGATCCTTTTAGGAGCCGATAAGGCTGATTTTAAACCAGAAAAGAAAGCAGATGGAATAGATGAAGATCCATTAGCCGGCTTTGGATAAAAAGTTTACAAAGATTGTAATATATAAATCAAATAACTAGTAGAAAATGTCAGGAAAAAAATTATTGATTCTTGAGAGAGCAAAGTCAAACCTAGATATAACTACCGGCGAGGACGGTTCGGTTGTATTGGAAGGTGTCTTTACCGAGTTTGGTGTTCGTAACAAGAATAACAGAATATATGAGGAAAAGGAAGTAATGCCTCATATTAATGAATTACAAGAAAAAGTTAAAACCAATAAGCTTTTAGGTGAATTAGATCACCCTAAAGATTTTGATGTTAGTTTGGCTAATGTGTCTCATGTTGTTGAATCATTAGATTACGATCCTGCTAAAAAGCAAGTTATTGGTAAAATTAGATTATTAAATACATCTAAAGGTAAAGAAGCACAAGCTCTTATTAAAGATGGCATCCCTTTACATATTTCTAGTAGAGCTGCCGGTACGGTAGATGAAAATGGTAAAGTTAAAATTAAGAAATTCTTTACTTATGACTTAGTAGCAGATCCTGGCTTTGAAAATGCTGAGTTATCAAGAGTAAATGAATCTTTTGGTTTTGGTAATGATGAAGGTATATTAATCTACGAAATGGAAGAAACTGAAAATAACACCGATAATAAAAAAGATCTAACAATGGAAAATAACAATTTTGTAACTGTTGAAGATTTTCAAAAGTATACGGAATATGTATCCGGAGTTCTAAGTAATGTTAAAGAATCGGCCAATTCTAACAATGATGAGGTGATCGAGAAACTTATTAAGTATTCCGAGCATATTGCAGAGAAGGTAAATCAGGTTACTGATTATGCTGAATACTTATCTGAAAATCTAGATAAAAACATTTCATACTCTGATTACTTAGCAGAGAATGTAAATTCAATTAAAGACTATGCGTCTTACTTGGCCGAAGAACTTGACGGAAGTATTCAATATGCTGAACATGTAGCTGAAATGGCTGATAAAGGAATTCAATATTCTAACTATGTTGCTGAAAACTTAGAAAAGAGCATTGACTATTCCGAATATGTAGCCGAAAAGGTTGATCAAAACATTGCTTATTCTGAGTATCTTGGCGAAGGTCTTGAAAAGAGTATTAAGTATTCTGAGTACATCGCTGAAAATGTAAACTCTGTTGAAGGTGAAGCACTTAACGAAGGAATGGCTGTAAACGCTGAAGCTATGCCATCAATGGAAGAAATGCAAAAGATGGTCGATGAAGGAATGACATATGAACAAGTTTGTGAACAATATCCTTCATGCGATAAGGCAAGATTAAAAGAAATGTATGAAGCTTGTGGTAAGAAGCACGAAGGAAAGGATTACAAAAATTCTATTGAAGAAAAATTAGATAAACTGATTGCTGCTGCAGAAACTAAAAATGTATCCGAAATGCATTTTATGAACTTCTTAGGAGAGGCTAAGAAGAATGAATTTAATTCTTTATCCGAAAATAAGCAAGCTGCAATAGTTGAATCAATGAATGCTCAACCAATTATGTCTACTATTCAGGCAGAAAACATTTGGGAATCTAATTTTATTGAAAAGAAAAGAGAATTAAATGTAATTGATGATATGCCTGAAAAGTTCAGAGCAAAATGGAATAACCTTTCTGAAGCTCGCCAAGCTCAAATCATCGCGGAATCTAAATTCCACCCAGTTAATAACCAATACGGCATTAACAACTTCTGGTCTACAAGAGATCTTAGAGATACTCAAGTTATAACAGAATCCATTAATGAAAGTAAAACCGCTGCTGAGGCTGCAAACAAAAAAGAACCATTAGTAAATGAATCTTTTGCTGCTGACCTTATCAACAAAGTTAAGTTTAATCTGGGTAAATAAATAAAGAAATTCAATCTTATAGTTAAGAAGCAAAAAACTAAAGATAGATTATACAAAAAGTGCA